TCCAAAAGCGACAACAATTTTAAATGAAATATTGCAGAAATTGTCTAAGCTTACTAAGGAAGATGAATTAGCTCAAGGCATCAAAGAAGAAGTCGTTGCAGAGAATTTATCTGAGCAAGTAAAAGAAGACAACCAAGAAGCAAAACAAGAACTATCTGAAGAAGTAAAACAAGAAGCTTCTGAAGAAAGTGAGCTGTCTGAAGAGTCTACGGAAGTAGAAGCTGAAGAAACTCAACTGATGGAAGGTTATGTTAAGCAAGAAGAATTTGAATCTAAAATATCTTCTTTAGAGTCGAAAATGGCAGAGCTTATGAAGAAAGTAGACGAGGATCTCGGAGTGGCATACAAAGATAAAAAAATGATGTCTGAGCAAATCGAAAAACTTTCTGCTGAACCTGCTGCTGAAACTATTAAACATAGTCCTGAAACAGAAGTAAATAAAGCTAATGTAAGCTTTAGAAATCCGAATAGACCTATCAGTACACTAGATAGAGTTCTAGAAAGAATAAGTAAATAAATAATCATAGAAAATAATTAAAAATGGCAACAACAACTTCTATTACTACTACTTATGCTGGTGAATTTGCTGGTAAGTATATTTCGGCAGCACTACTTAGTGGTGATACATTAGCTAACGAGCTAATAACAATAAAACCAAATGTAAAGCACAAAGAGGTGCTTAAGAAAGTAGCTACTGATGATATCGTCAAAAATGCTACTTGTGACTTTGACCCTACTTCCACACTTACTCTTACTGAAAGAGTACTTACTATGGAAGAGTTTCAGGTGAACCTACAATTATGTAAGAAAGATTTTACAACTGATTGGGAAGCTATCCAAATGGGATACTCTGCATTTTCAAATTTACCACCATCTTTTGCTGACTTTTTGATTGCTCACGTAGCAGACAAAGTAGCACAAAGAATGGAAACAAATATTTGGAATGGTGTAAATGGAACAGCAGGACAATTTGATGGATTCAAGCAAACACTTGCTGCAGATTCAGATGTTGTAGATGTTACAGCAACGGACGTTACATCTTCAAATGTTATAGCACAAATAGGTGCTGTAGCTGATGCAATTCCTCAAACTGTTTATGGTAAAGAAGATTTATATATCTACGTAGCATCTAATGTTTACAGAGCATATGTAAGAGCTTTAGGAGGATTTTCAAGCAATATTGGTGCTGCTGGTACAGATAATAAAGGTACACAGTGGTTTAATGGTGGAAATCTAACTTTTGATGGTATCAATATTGTACTAGCAAAAGGATTACCTACAAATATTATGGTAGCTGCACAAAAATCTAACCTTTATTTCGGAACTGGTCTTTTGTCAGATCACAATGAAGTAAAAGTTATTGATATGGCAGACCTTGATGGATCTCAAAACGTAAGAGTCGTAATGAGATTTACTGCTGGTATCCAGCATGGGATTGGTAGCGAGATAGTACTTTATACCTAAGAGATAATTATTAATAAGAATGTGGGTAGTTAATTCTACCCACTATTCTACCTAAAACTAAATATAAAATGAGTTGTAGTTTAACACGATCAAGAGCCGAAGCCTGTAAAGATTCAGTAGCGGGTATTAAAGAAATTTATTTAGTTGACTTTGGTGGTTTAGGTACAGTTACTCTAGGTTCAAGTGATGAGGTAACAGATATTACTGGTAGTTCATCGAATGCTATCACAGCACAAAAATATGAACTAAAAGGTAACAATTCTTTTGAAACGACAGTACAAGCTTCAAGAGAAAATGGTACAGTCTTTTTTGAGCAGACACTAAACATAACACTTAAGAAACTAACTAAAGAAGACCACAAAGAGTTAAAGCTTTTATCTGCAGGAAGACCACACATCTTCGTAAGAGATAAGAACGACAATATTCTTTTGATGGGTAGAGAAAATGGTGCCGATTTAATGGAAGGTACAGTAAGCACTGGAAATGCACTTGGTGATTTCAACGGATACAATTATACATTCGTTGCACAAGAAAGCACTCCACCAAACTTCTGTGCTGTAGGAGCACCTACTGTAAACAATTATCCATTGACGTTCTCAGGTTTATCAGGAGACAATACGACTATTGGTACACCAGTACAAGTATAAGGATTCTTTGTTTTATTAATAAAAAGGGGTATATTTATATCCCTTTTTTTTATGCCTAAAAACAAACGGAGATGATACAGTTATTTAGGTATGCATATTTTAACAACATCAACAGATAATCAATTCTTAAAGTTTATATCTAGAGCAGATGCCACTTCACCCACTTTATCACTTACAGATAAAGAGAAAAGGACTACATCTAGTGTTACTGTTACTAAAGCAGATGATGGTGGTTATATGAAGCTAACTGGTAGCTTTGCACTAAAAGAAGGTAGACAATATTTGTTTAGAGTTAAAGATGGCGCAACAGAAATATACAGAGGACTAATATTCTGTACAGATCAAACAGCACTTGATAAATACTTTATTAATAGTGGAGAATATGTAACTCAAGATAATTACGATAATGATTTTATAGTATTAGATTAATATGGCAAGAAATAGAAATAAAGCTAAGAATGTAAATATAGTGGCAAAAGATTCAGTTCACGTTATCAATCTTTCTTCATATACGTCTCCACAAGTAGTAGAGAATCCTAGAAAAGAATATATAGAATATGGTGATGACAACCAATACTTTCAATACCTAATTGATAGATACAACGGTTCTGCTACAAACAATGCAGCAATAAATGGTATATCTGAAATGATATATGGTAGAGGACTGGATGCTTCCGATAGTAAAGAAAAACCTGAAGCTTACGAGCAAATGAGAACCTTGTTTAGTAAAGAGTGTATGAAGAAAGTATGCTATGACTATAAAATGATGGGTCAAGCTGCAGTACAAGTAATATATACAAAAGATAGAACAAAAGTGTTTGAAGTAGAACATATACCTATTGAAACATTAAGAGCTGAAAAGGCTACAGATGGTAAAGTAATGGCTTACTACTATCACCCCAAATGGAAGGATATAAAGAAAGATGACGAGCCTAAACGTATCTCAGCATTCGGAATGTCTAAAGATGGCATAGAGATACTTTATATTCGCCCATACAAGGCAGGATTCTATTACTATTCACCAGTAGATTATCAAGGTGGTTTGCAATATGCTGAACTAGAAGAAGAAATAGGTAACTATCATATAAATAATATACAAAACGGTTTGCAGCCAAGTATGTTAATTAACTTCAATAATGGCACACCTAACAAAGAACAAAGAGACGAAATAGAAAGAGCAATCTATGAAAAGTTTAGTGGATCATCTAATGCTGGTAAATTTATATTAGCATTTAACGACAGCAAAGAATTAGCTGCAACTATTGAACCAGTCATGATTCCTGATGCTTACCAGCAGTATGAGTTCCTTGCAAATGAATCCATGACCAAAGTTATGGTTTCTCACAGAATAGTATCACCTATGTTAGTTGGAATTAAAGATCAAACTGGATTAGGTAATAATGCACAAGAACTAGAAACAGCATCTATACTTATGGACAATACGGTTATAAGACCGATGCAAGTAACTATAATAGATGAACTACAAAAAATATTAGAGTATAATAATATTGATTTAGATCTATACTTTAAAACATTACAACCTTTAGAATTTACTGATCTGACCAATGCTATATCAGATGCAGAAGTAGAAAAAGAAACAGGTGTTAAAAAAGATGATATAGAAAGAGAAGAGGAAATAAACGAACAATCTGAAGAATAATGGCAACAGCACTATTTATAAAAAGAGAAGACTTAGTAAAAAACACTGCAATAAGTGGTTCTGTAGATACGGATAAATTTATACATTTTATAAAACTAGCACAGGAGATTCATGTTAGAAATTATTTAGGTACAGATTTATATGATAAGATTAGTGCAGATATAGTTGCTGGTAGTCTATCTGGTGATTATCTCACTTTAGTAAATGATTATATACAAGATATGTTAATTCATTATGCTATGGCAGAATATTTACCTTTTGCTGCCTATACTATATCTAATGGTGGTGTACACAAACATGAAAGCGAAAATAGTCAAACAGCAGAAAAAAGTGAAATAGATCAACTTATTGCTAAAGAAAGAGATTATGCAGAATATTATACAAATAGATTTATAGATTTTATGAGTTTTAATGCTGCATCAAAGTACCCTGAGTATTATACAAATCAAAATGAAGAAATATATCCTGATAAGGATTCTAATTTTGCTGGTTGGGTGCTGTGAAGAAAAGAAAAAAAATTGGACAATATAAACCAAAACAGAAGAACGAAATAAGACTTTCAGGTTATCTTAAAAAGAATAATAATGAGCTACGGTAAAGTTTATGAAACAAGTTGGTGGGGTAATTTACCAGCACTTATATTTTTGGGTTTTAACAAAGCTTTAGCTTTTATATCAGAAACAGCTCAGTTTTTTATATCTACAATTAACATAACAATAGATACAATATTAGAAACAATAGATAGAACAAATTACGATTAATTATGGCAGCAATAAATATAAATGTAGGATCAGCAGCTAATTCAAATGATGGAGATACTCTCAGAGCTGCCTTTCAAGCTACAAGACAGATGTTTCACGAAATATATGGTATTTCTACTACCTATAGTGATTCATTAAATTTATCTACAGGTACTCCAACTTTTGCAGAATCAGTGCAAGACATCGTTGGTGCTATGTTTACAAGCAACAGTGTAAGTAATATTACAAGTACCTATACAGATAATGGTACTGGTGCTGGTAAAATAGATTTATCTGTAGCAGCAGATATCACAGATATTAATACAGCAGCAAATTCAGGTTTAGCTGGTGGAGTAGATAGTGGAGATGCTACACTTACTTTAGATATGAATAATTTAGCAGCAGCAGCAGTAGACGTATCTGCTGATAGTATTGCTATTATAGATGCCAATGATTCAAATGGCACAAGAAAAGAGTCAATAGCAGATTTAGCTACAGCTATGGCGGGTTCAGGTCTTAGTGCATCAAGTGGACAACTTACTGCTACAGGTAGTAGTTATGCAGTAGCTAATCAAGGTGATAATAGAGTAGTTAATTCTGTAGATAGTACAAATGGTAATGCAGAAGCTAACTTAACTTTTACTGGTTCAGCTTTAGGTGTAACAGGAACAGTAACTACCAGTGGTAATGTAACTGCTGCTGGTAACGGTACTTCAGGTGGTGTAGTATTACAAGATGGTCAAATAGATATAAAAACAGGTACTGGTGCTGTATCAAAAGTAAAATTCTATTGTGAATCTAGTAATGCACACGCACAAACTTTACAAGCACAACCACACTCAGCAGCTAGTAGTGCTGTACTTACACTACCTACACTTACAGGTACACTTGTAGGAACTGGTGATTCAGGTTCGGTAGCTACTGCTATGGTTGCAAATGATGCTGTAACTCACGACAAATTAGAAAACAGATACACAGCAAAGGCTACTAGTACAGCTACAGGTAATCAAAACCTAGACTGTTCAGCAGCAACTACGTTTTTACTTACTGGTAACATAGCAACAGCCACACTTACTCTGCAGAATCTAAAACTAGGACAAGTAGTAGATATTGTTATGAGTGGTACTTTGAGTAGTGCTGATATAACTTTAGCTACAAATTTTACAAGTGCTACTATAAGAAAGGTAGGATCTGCTTCTTTAGATACATCCACAACAAATGTAATACAAGTTGTATGTATTGACGATGATGATTCAGCAGCTTTAGTACATTATTCAATTAACACATTTGCAACACAAGTAAAACCATAATATGAAAGCAAGAATAGTAAACGGAAAAATAATTAAATATCCTAAACTACCAACAGAGTTTGAGGCTGATGGTAAAGCATATTTAAACTTTGATAAAAAAGATAGTAGTATTTTAGAGTCTTATGGTTTCTATGATATCATAACACCAAGTTATGATAGTAAAACACAATACATATCAAACCTACATACCATAGATGATTATGAAAATGAAGCAGGTGAAAAAAGAACAGTATTTATTTATGATGTAAAAACTAAAACATTTAGCGAAACACTTGCACAGCTTAAGGCAAAAAAGATAGAAGAATTAAAAAGTGTAGCTTACAATAAATTAAGTTCTACTGATTGGTATGTAACAAGAAAAGCAGAAAAAGGTACTGCAATACCTGATGATATAGAAACAGAAAGAGATAATATAAGAAGTTCAGTAGATACAAAAGAAAGCGAGATAAAAGCACTAACTAAAAAAATAGATGTTTTTAACTACGAAATAAATTTGTAATATGTCTTTAGGTAAAAAATTATTTCATCAAGATGCAGCAGCAGCAGCAGATGCAGATGCAACACAAGGATTAGTATTACACCTTGATGCTAACGATGAAGATAGTATTGAACAAGGTGGAGCTAATGATGGAAATACAAATGGCACTTGGTTTGATATTTCTACTCACGATTTAGTAACACCTTTAGCAGACAAGTCAAGTAATTTGATTTTAAATTTAGATGGAGGTGTTTATACAAGTGGTGCTTGGGAAGACCAAACCACAAATACAAACAATGCTGCTTTAAATGGTAACGCTGCCTATAATTCAGATGTAAGAGGGTATTTTACTTTAGATGGAACAGGCGATTATTTACAAATATCAGACAACAGTTCTTTAAATTTAGGTGCAGCTACCTATGAAATGTGGTTTAGACAACCATCTTATGCTGCAGACGAACATTTTTTTGGTAGATTTGAAGCAGCAGGAGATAATAGAGATTTTTTCGTAAGAACATCAGGTACAAGTGGTGCTGTTGATGCTACATTTTATAATGGCTCAACTGCAATAACTCAAGTTACATCAAGTAATGGTTCTTATAATGCAAACGAATGGTCTCACTTTGCTGTTACACTTGCAGGTAACACTTCTGGTAGTGCTGTAAAATTATATGTAAATGGAACTTTACAAGGTAGCTCAACTTTATCTGCTAACAGAATTACAGATGCTGCAGCAGATTTATATTTAGGTATATTAGGCAGTGGGTTTACAACACAATACGAATTTACAGGAGATATAGGAACTACAAGAATTTACAATGTAGCACTAACACCTTCAGAAATAGCACAAAACTTTAGAGCAGGTAATTTTTTAAGTTATAGTTCTATTTATACTACAGATTTAGATATGAATTTAGATGCTGCAAACTATACAAGTGGTACTTGGGATGATACTATAACAAGTAACAGTGCTACTGTTACCGATGCTCTTTTTGATAAAGAACTTGGTAACTTTTTTACTTTTGATGGTGCTACAAGTGCAGGAGATAGGATAGAGTTTCCACACGATGCTACTTTAAATCAAGGTGCAGATATAAGTTGGGAAGTATGGGTAAAAAGAGATGATACAGGTATAGGAACTATTTTACATAAAGGAACAGCAAGTAGTGGTACATTTCAATACTTTTTTTATTATAATTCAGCTTATGGGTATTTGTGGTATAGTTACGCGCAAGGTGGTGGTATATATAGTGGCAATGCAGCAACAACGGTAGGAGTATGGGAACACGTTGTATTTACAAATGATTCAAGTGGTAATGGCAAAATGTATGTAAATGGAGAACTAACAACA